GACGTGTGCTCTTCCGATCTCCTTGATCGCCGGTGATAATCCGTAAACATTCATTTTCCATTTTACGTAAAGACAAATAAGTTTCAGTGAGGAAATTACCCGATCCACAAGCTGGATCAAAAAACTTCAGTTTACCTAGCTTTTCCCTAAATTCACGGGCTTTAATTACTCGTTGATTGTTATTTCCCATATTCTGGATCTTATCAAATTCATCATGTAAGTCATTTAGGAACAAGGGATCTATCACTTTATGGATATTTTCGATACTTGTATAGTGCATCCCTCCAGAGCGTCTTGTTTCTGGGTTTAACGTACTCTCAAATACTGCACCAAATATTGTAGGACTGATCCCTGACCAATCGAAACCAGCACCAGCTTCTTCAACAATCAATCGTTTTAATTCATCAGTAAACTGGGGGATGATTACATTTTCATCAGAGAACATTCCACCGTTCACATAGGCAAATTGGTTAAATTCATCGTCAAGATATGGATCACGTTCACTCTCTGGTTGATCTAGCACCTTAAACAAAGCTGATAGGTCTCGGCGTATATCACGGGGTTCTCTTCGCTCAATAAAAGCTTGAAAAATATTATCTTTACCAAACAAGTTGCTATCATCTGCATAAAGCAAAAAGACCAAACGGACAATTAACATGTTTAAGCTTCGCTGGATTTCTGGACTGTTAACGTCAACGCCCCGTCCTTGCGCATAGGCGTTAGTTAATTCATGATATATTTTTGCCACTAGGTTACCGGCATCAACTGAGAGTTTCTTTTCGTCAATTACCTTTTGTTGACTGGCATTAACAATAAATTCTAGTAATTTTACCTTTTGTGGCAAATCACTAAGTTTTATTACTGTTGGTTCCGACAATGGCTTTTCCATATCATGAATATCAATCTCATTGAAATTAGAAACTAATATCCAACGAGGTTGCTCACTGTTAGGTAAGAAATTAGCATAGCGCTTGGCTTGTTCAAAAGGCGTGAGGTCGCCACCCCCCCCCAGATTGTTTCAGTGGTTTAGTAAGGTCTTTAATCTTCTTACCTTTCATTTCAATCATGACCTTAGTTGATGGAATATAGCCATCAATTCGTCTAGTAGTGACCTTGCCACCTGCTTTTACTTGAACGTCTTTCTCATACGTGATGTAGTTATAATAGTCATTAATTCCATATACTCGTTGTAATAAATCATTCCAAAAAGTTTGCCGATCTGCATCTTCCCGTCCCTTGCTAGAAGATGACCAAGTTTTAACAAACTCACGAGCATTCTGTTGTCTAGTTGCCATACATACAAAATCCTTTCTGAATTGATGATTTTATTATCTCGCCTGCAAATAATGATTTAAAGGATATATTTATAATACATACTAAAAAAGCCCGTTGCCTTTATCATCAGCAACGAGCGGAGTAGTTTAACTAGCGGTATTATAACAAAAAAGCACGCCAATTGACGCACTCTCTGCTGTAATGGTTCTGAACAAATAAATTATATCGGAGTGTTTATCATCGTGTCAATCATCCCCAACGTTGACGGAAAAGAAGCTGTCAAGATTGCTAAGACTTACCTCAAGCAGAACCACGATTATTCACTAATTGCCAAGCGACTAACCTTTAAGAATGATAATTACATTACCGCAAAAGATAGGACTACCCACGCAATGGCTTTATATGAACTTAAAGAACGAGAGAATATTATCAACAAGGTTAAACAACACGATTTAACCAGTGGATTAATTATTAAATATCGCTTTATCAAGTCTTACTCTGTTAATCAAACGCTGGAGCAATTACAACAGCAAGACATGAAAATATCAGAGCGTACTCTTCACAAGAAGCAACATGAAGCCTTGTTATTGGTTTATTCACTGATACCAGACAAAGACACGAAGCTAATTAAATAAATATTTACACGTATTAAGCATAAATATATAATCAGAGACATGATAAAAGTTAAGGGTAGCTCCCCTAGTTTTTATCAAGGCGTTAAATGCTAGACAATGACCAACGACTTACAAGTACAGCAAGAAACGGAGGCGCTGGTCTTGAAAGTGTTTCTTTTCTTGTCTAGGGGTGAAGTACCTTGATGATTAGCGTTACTTTTACAAGTTGTAAAATGCTAGTAATTGTAATTATGATCATTCTAACGGTACTAAAAAAGCGTTAATAGTTTGACCTACTAACGCTTGAAAACCTCTAGCAAGAAACGCCGGGCGTTAGATTCTCGCACAATCTAGCGCCTTTTTACGTATACAATTATAACATGAGTATATACGTGTACAAGGCAAAAGTTTACACTATAAGACATTATTTTACACTAATTGCAATTAAGGGGATGTTTAATCATGGTTTCACTTGCACAAGCTGAAGCAACTAAACGATACAAGAAACGCCACCCACAGAAAACCAAACTATATCAATACCGATCCAACGCTAGAACGTTTATTAAATACTATGCAGATAAAGACGACCTAACTAAACTAATAGCACTAGCACAAGAGCAAAAAGCCAAATTAAATGACTAAGGACGACCTAGAAACCACACTAGATCGCCCTTTTAATTTTGTCCCACTCAATAGCCTAATGATACCGTATTTATTTAGCGTTAATCAAAGATTCATATTGCATTTTATCTTACATATGTATATAATATAGTTAGCCCCTAAGAAAAGGGGGTGGTTACCATAAACAGAAAGAGCAAAAACAAAAAGCGCTCAGTGAAAGCTTTCTCAGTTGAGCTTAGCTTAATACCTTTACGCTTTAAGTTAGTAGTAATTTTTGATTAGTGGTTATTCGCCACCCAAAGGTTGACTCGCCAAAGTCAACAACCTTTGGGGCTTTTCATATATGTATTATAGCATTTAAAAGCGAGGTTGAGAATATGAGACGCTTTAAGTATCAATCAAAAAATAAACACGTTACTATTGCTCTAGATGTATATAGTCCTCGTGAAACAGTAGCCCTCTGGAAGCAGGATATTAAGAAGTTCAAGACGTGGTTACATACCCCAAAAGATAAGCGCAAAAAATTAATTGAGTTCAAAATCGAGAGGAAGTAATTAGATGGCTCTCAGTAAAGCTCAACACAAAGCAATTAATAAATACCGCAGTAAAAATAAAGCACACGTTCAATATATTAATAGGCGCTCAATCGCTAAGAGCTTTATTCTTAAGGACGCTACAAAAGACGATCTAGATATGCTACTAGGTCATATTAAGGAACGACAGCAAGAGTTAAACAACTAAGGACAGCTAACCAGTGATGATTAGTTGCCCTTTTACTTTATCGGTGCAATCTGCCTTAATTTTGCACTGATAACTAACTGATTACACTAAAAAACGCTCTACCGTGAGAGCGCCCTTGAGATATTAATAAAAGCAAATCAGACTAATCATAACATCCCCGCCCCCTCAATCACTCAAAAAAGAGCGCACACATTGCCGTCAGCTTGCACGTAAGCAATGATTTTAAAAATTTTTAGGTAGGGGGGCTAAAAATGTTAAACACTGATATAATCGCATTCCGTCTTACCGTTACCCTATTATTCGTGTCTGTTTTACGATGCCATGATGGGGATGATTTATGTATTCCGACAATTCAGACACCCTAAAAGAAAATAACTGAATTTTTCCGCAGATTTCCGCAGGCAAAATAAAAAGACCACTGAATCAGTGATCTACCATGCCGACAAGCGGTTATGTTTTTCCGCAATTTTTCCGCAGAATCGATTAAAAATAGTGTTTTATAGTGTAAACCTAAAATTAAAAATGGCTTTATATCAACGTTTTGGACGCTATCACAAACTATTTAAAATACAAAAAGTGCCCTAAACAGGCAGTAATATGTGTTTGCAATCGTTGATTTATCAATACTTTAGATTGTAAGTGGGACCTAAATAGGACCCATCGTTAAATTTAAATCAGTATAGCATATTATTATCGGTGCAATTTAATGTAATTTTGCACTGATAACAAAAAAAGAGTCTTCAATGTGAAGACTCCCTAGAAGAATACAAGCAGATAAGCTGGTTAATTCTTATCCTTTTGTACTTCAAGATCCATATGTATATTTTACCATAAACTGCTGTTCGCTTTACGGAAATAAAAAAAGACGATATACTTTAACTGTCAAGTCTAGTATATCGTCATTGCCATCAGTTATCCCTGATGGATTTTTTATTTATACCCCAAAACGGCTTGAATTAAATCATCAACCCTTGAGGGAACCTCTGTATGTTCTAATAGTCTACACTTTCTTTTTCTTACATCAAGTGCTGCTATTTGATCACACAGTAAGGTTCCCATTGTTTTTGTGGCTGGTCCCTCGTGAGTCCAATCAAATGCCAGAGGGTAATAACTCCTGTCGGTTCTCGTAAATGGAATACCCCAAGCAAATGGGCTATGTTCATTAACTTCCTTCTGACTAACAATCAGCCAAGGACGAGTCCCCTTTTGTTCGTTAGTATCCTCTGGCTTTGGGTCGTTTGACACCAAAATAATATCTCCCCGTCCATAGGGTAATTCGGATAATGCCATACACATTACCTCCAATAATTAAATATTTTCGTGTTAAGACGCTACTTAATTCGCTCGCACAAATAATATTTAATATAGTTCTTCGCCAACAGCACCGCCCTTATCCACCGTTTCAAATGGATAAGGCTTACTACTGTCATAGTTCTCAAACAACTTATTAATCATTTTTTCTTCTTTTTTAGGCTTTATAACGATAGAATCAGTTGTCACATCAACCGAAACTTCTTGATCGGTGGGAGTAATTCCTACTTTTTCTAACATTCCCTTAGGAAGACGAATAGCATTGGAATTACCCCACTTGCCTAGCTTAAGTACCTGTACCAATTTATAGTCCTCCTTTGAAAGTAGACGTCTGTTACGCATACTCACATTGTTTAGTATATACTTGTATCATTAATGTGTCAACGTGTATAAACGGTTATAAAGCACAAAAAATCCCTAGTAGCAATTGCATTATGCAACTACCACTAGGGATTAATCTTTATAGTTGAATTGTTTGACCAACAAAAATCATATTCGGATTAGCGATGTGATTCTTACCTGCTAATGCTTGCCAAGTTGTCCCGTTAGCTGAAGCGATTCCTGATAAGGTATCACCACTTTGTACAGTATAGGCATTAGATTGCCCATTACCAGCAATAATAATCTTTTGACCAACATAAATAACATTGGGATTAGCAATATGATTAAGGCTGACCAAGCTCGATACTGTGGTACCAAACTTAGAAGCAATGGCGGACAAAGTATCGCCTGATTGCACGTAGTAAGTGTTTTGCGGTGATGCATTGCCCGTCACTTTCAATACTTGACCTACTTGAAGTAGATTAGGATTACCCAAGCTGTTAATTGCCGCTAAGTTTTGCCAAGTTGTATCGTACTTTTCAGCAATTCCACTCAGAGTGTCGCCTGATTGCACAATATAAGTACCAGTAGCCGGTTGACCAACATGTTCTGTTGGTTGCGGTGCTGGCACGGGGTTACTTGGTACACTACCGCTTGCTTCTCCAGTAGTAAAGGCGCCATCAAAATCAAGACTGGTGTCAATCCCCATGATTCCGTGATCGGTATATTGCCAAGCGTTCGCATTATCAATTCCGAGTGAAGTAACTCCATAGCCAGCTACCCACTTCTTCCGGTTGCCAAAGCCGTGACTGTTTAAGATTCCATCAGTAAAGAAACTCCGCATTGAGTAGACACAGGTGCTCTTATAACCAAGCGCTTCTACTTCTTGAAGAAAGGCTAAGGTAGCCCCTTGATAGTTACTTGCTGAATTGACCTCCGCATCATCAATCATCAGCGTATCGTCATACATGCCAAACTGCCGAGCAACTTTGACAAAGAATCGTGCTTCATTCTGTGCATCGGGAATTGAAGTGTAGCGAGCAAAGTGATAGCAAGCTACCCGTAAGCCTACTGCTAGGGCATTGCGAATTTGTGCTGCTGCTCGTGGGTTAATATAATTAGAACCATCTTCACTACCTTCAGTTAGCTTTACAACGACTCCTTGTGCTCCTTGATTCTTAGCTGCCTGAAAGAATGCTACCGTATCAGGTTGGTAACTTGAAACATCAATAAATGGGTTACGCATACTACTTTACCTCCTTAGGGTCAATTGCCTTTACACTACCATCTGGGACACTAGCATGTGCTTTTTGTCCCAAAGCGTCCGAATTTGGCTTTACAAATGTGAGCGATGTTAAAGGCGATTTCTCATAAGCTGACTGCACCGCTGATTCAATTGCTTTGACATCAACGTTAGTAAAGCCCTGCTTGGCAAGTGCATCTTGTACAATTGCCGTTGCTTGGGCGAACTTAGCATCACCAGTAATGTCCTTACTTACTAAGGAGTTGACTGCCGTATTAGCAACCTGTTCAATGAAGCTCCACAGCTCTTTTGATTGAGTAGTTTTGGCATGTTGAACCTTGCTGTGTAGTAAGTTCTTCCCTGCATTCATGAGATAAAAAATAGCGGTCGAAACAACCGCTGTAATTACATATTCCGGAATTGCATTAATAATTTCATTCATCTTCGTTCCTCCAAACTAGTGATTCTTCGTTCATGATCTTTTAGTTCTTCATCATGTCGAATAAACTTCTTATCACCATTTTCCAATCGTGCTTCTGCCTTTGCCTGACGACGATTAAATTCAGTTAAATTATCGTTAACGTCACTTAGTTTTCGTCTAATCGGGCCGAAAAGCTCAATATCAAGCTTCTTGATTACCCATCGAATAATCCCTACTATCACTATCAAAATTGCAGCTATCGATCCCCACTCGTCCCAACTTAAACTAAACAATGAATGAGGTGTAATCCAACCCATTTCATGCTCACCTCCAAATTTTAGGTACAAAAAAGCGCCTATCCGAAGATAAGCGCCGCCGGGTTTTAACCAACTCGGCCAATAATCAACTTGATTAAGGCCTTAACTAATTTTTTAACGTGCTTACTAGGCACTACGATAATGAACAGCCAAAAATGGCTCATGGGGTACACCCCCAATTGCACTTACATTTTGAGGTTGGTGACCTCGAAGTGCCTAACTATTGTACCATAGAAAAACTATGTTATAATACAGTTACGATAATGAATGGCCGGAGTGCAAAACGACTTCAGTTGGTTACTTAAGTCGAACCGGTTGTGGGCGCTTAATAAGCGCCTTTTTTAGTTTAAACTTTATCTAATTAATGATATAATGAATTTGTCTTATTAAAGACACATTATTTATTGGCCCTTTGAGGTCGTATAGTTATCCTTCCCAAAGGTAACTACAACAAACATATAGAAAGTGCTAATTCTCCGATTCGGATTAGCGCTTTTTCTTTTTATAGCCGCCCATAACAAAAGCCCCGTTGTATCTGAAGTGCCTCATAATTGTTAGACAAAAGTTCTAACGATTGTGAGGCACTTTTTATGACTAAATACAAACCTGACTTTAAAGCTAAAATTGTCCACGAATATCTGACTACTCCACAAAGTT